AATCATATAAACGATGTTTTAATTCTTGCACTTCCGTGTGTGTGTAAAATAACCATAATGCTAAAACCCCCGTAGCACCTTGCTTTTTAATAATCTCAAAAACTTTGTTTAAATCAATCATTTTATCTTTGACTTGTTAATTCTACAATTCGTTCTAAATAACTTCCGTTTAATGGTTGAATACCTTGATTGTTTGATAGTTTAATCGCAATAGATTGGTAAAGATTACCGTTTAAATTGTTTGCTCTTAATTTAATTGCGATATCTAATAAAATATTATCGTTTGCCTGAATAACATCGTATGCCCGTGCTATTGCATCCATCCAAGAACCATTCGTAATTCGAACCGCTCCTACATTATTCGCCCATTGTTCGATTAAACTCATAAGATTAAAATTTGGTTATTATATCCATTTCCGTTTTCATAATGGCAAGTTCCGTGACAGCATCCCGAACACCCGTGGCAATCAATCATTGGTCTTAAATCAGTATCCCTGTTTTCTTCAGATATAAATTCGGGAAAAAGATTTTTGTTTTTAATTAACCATCTAATTAATCTTTGTTCAAAGAATGAAGCCTTTTGTGCGTAGTGTTCCATTCCAAACGCTACTTCACGCTGACTTACTGAACTTGAAAAATCCCCGTTTTGTGTTTGAAGACCTTTGTTTTTAAGTTGGTATGTTAAACCGAATACAGCATCTTCAGCACTTCGCCAAGCTACAATCGGTTGAATAAATTTAATTAGTGTTTCTTCGTCATTTGTAGCCGTTTGTTGGTTATAAACATCGAGCATATAATTAAAGAAGTAAGTTCCTAAAATTGGCATCACTCGTAATTGTGCTTGTGTCGCTATGTATGGAGTAACATCAGTAACGTCCACGTTTGCCGTTATAGGTGTGTTCGTCTTTAGGTAGTTTTCAGTTATAAAATAAAGCATTATACTGCAGGTGTTTCAGGTTTAACAATAGGTTTCAAAGATGCTAAAGAACGAATTTCATCGGGTGTCATATTTTCTAAAACCTTATTCAATAATTCGGGGTTTAATGAACTTAAACGTGTAGCCAATGCAGACGCTTCTTCGTCAACTTCAACGATCGTTTCGTTAATGATTTGAAAGTTATTTATAACTAACTCACCTTTTACTTTAGCGATATGCAATAACTCGTTAAAGATATCTTGGACGATTTCTCGTAATGGTTTAACTACGTTCTTTTCAAATATCACATAAGCTTGTTTGATATCAGCACCCCCTCCAAGTGAACCCGTTGTACGAACACCCATTAATATAGGGTCAATTGTATGAGAAAAACATATTTGTTCCGTGTTTAGCGCTGAAGCTTCTTGGAATAACTTATCGTTTGAGTTAGTAGGTAGACTTTCAATCTTCGGCATCTGCTCCGCTGAATTAGCAAAGAATGCAACCGCTTTTCCTGCATTTTCCGCTCCTTTTAACTTGTCAATAGTTCTTCGTAGTACGTTCTTTTCTTCTTCACTTTGCGGTCTTTTAGGGAACATCATAGCAAATGAAGGGAATATCGAGTTTTGAATATTGGATTTCGCTAAATAGCTAAGTTCACCGGATAAAAAAGCAAAGTTTAACGCACTTGAATACTGCGGAAGCGGGTAGTAATCTTGTCCGATGCAAGGTAATTCGTAAATATATAGTTGTTCGTACTCGTTACTTAATGGGTGATAAGGTGTAATTTCAAAAACATCTATTCTCGATGCCCAATCTTCGCAAATAAAGTAAGTTTTCCCGTCTTTAGAACGTCTTAATTTCTCGGGTGATAGGTTTTCTACTTTCGTTAGTTTTCCACGCTCTGAAAAGCACAATTTAAAATATACTCTATTATGAATAACTAACTGCTTTGTAACGATCGCAGCAACCTTTTTTAGTTTTATCTTCTTTTCGAATGCGTAAAGTTCTAATTTTTCTTCGTTTGTTAGCTTTTCAGTTTGAATTGTAAACCCACCACCGATTACTGCATTCACTTTATAGTCAACTATTGCTCCGTGCAAAGGTGAACTATAATACATTTGGTTTAATGTTTCAGGATAAAGATTATCTTGACCGAAAGGAATGTATCCCGCAACTTGGTAACGTCCGTTTACATAAGGTAGTGCAAGATTTGCACCGCCCACTTTATAAAAAGGTGTAGAAAAACTATGATAGCCTTCCACAACTTCAATGCTTTCTTTTTCACTTTGTCTAAATATATCGTACCAAGCCATAATTTAATCGTATATTGAATTTACAATAGCACCCGAAACAACCATTCGACCTTCTTCGATTACATCGCCTGTAGTATCTTGAATTGTTATAGGGGGAATAAGTGATTCATAAACCGAATAAGAATATTGACCCTTCATTAAATCCACGTCCACGGGTTCGTCTAACTCAAATTGATTAAACCTTTCGGGATAAGCAGAAATGTCGGGAGTAGTGAATAAAATAGGTGTGCTTTCGGGATTCATTTCATTCTGAAACACGAATAAATAATAAGGATTCGATAACGTACTAACTTCCGTTAACGTTAACACAATACTATTTAATTCGTCTTTGTTTATGTATATCACAACTATATTAAGTTAGTTCGTCTTTTTGTTTAAAAAAAAAGCACCCCGAAGGATGCTCATTTTCTTGGAGAAACGCAAGTTAAATTACTGAATTAACTGCATTTTGTGTAACCTCATATGACAAATACTCGTTTTCCGCTGTCAAAATAATTTGGTATTTACTACCATCTGCGCGAGCCGTGCCCGAGCCTTCAGAAGAACCCGTTAATTGCAAATAAGGGAAGTACCAATACTTTCCGTTAGCATCTTGAATTATTGCGTTCAAGTATTGCTGACCTGCTCCTAAAACTTTTATAGCTTGTGACTTAGATTGGTCACGTCTATGGAACATTAAAGTAATGGTTTGAGTGTAATAAGAAGAACCATTAACTAAGTCAATAGCTGCTTCTTCAGTATAAGAACCCGTGTTTCGTCTAATCTCGAACTCGGTGTAAGTGTTTAAAGGGTTTGTTAAAGTAATAGAATCAATCGTCCAAGTTAACGTTCCATCCAATGTAAATAAATCGATGTTATCTTGTTGGTTAATCCATACTTTATAAATGCCCCCCGAATTGTTGTCACACGACTTTACAATTCCTTCTAATGCTTCACAAGACATATATATTATTTTTTTTAGTTATTTAAATAGGGGGTTTTTACACCCCCGTTATTTTGTTATTTTTGATTAGTCAAAACAAGCAGCCCAAACTGAAATTTGTTCAGGGTTTGTATGATAAAATCCTGCTTTAACATTCGCACGTGTACGGATATATGGTTCAGCAACGGTATCAGTTAAGTTAACTGCTTTCAATGCTTTAGCATCGCCTTCAGCGTCAAACGCATAAACTAAATCGTCTTTCAAAGAAGCTACGATTGTGTTATCAGGCATACCTTCACAAACGATTACTTTGATTCCTAAGTAAGTCATTTGCAATGGAGCAGAAACATAAGTTAAAGTGTTACCTGAAGCAGCAGCAAGTTCGTAAGCAGCAGCTACGTTAGAAGAAACACGGATTCTTAAGTCAGCTTTTTTGAATCGAACTGAAGCAGGAAGACTATTAACTACTACATTAAATGTTGCAAGAACGTTAGTAGAATCTACAGCACCACCATTTGAATAAGCCAAATTAGCACCATCAGCACAAAGTTTAACCAAGTGACCATCACACAAAGCCAAAAGCGGGTTTTCGCTTCCTGTATCACCTTGCCATCTAATAAGTTCGATATCTTCTTCGATTTGCATAGCCATTACGTTCCAATAGTAGTTCATAAAAGAAGCTACCGTGAAATCACCATTCGAACCTTGTGTCATTTGTAAAGCTACAAAAGATTGCTCTAAGTCAAACTGACATATTTGAGCCATTGCGCTAAATGCACAAACATCGATTTCGATAGCGTCCAATGTATCATTTGGAGCGGAAAAATTACAGCTGCTTGCCTGTAAAATTGAACCGAATGCTACGTTAGCCAATTTCGTTTTTGACTTAATTGAAGGCAAAGCACGATAAGAATCAGCTACATCAGCAGTTAAATACGCACGAGAATAGAACTCGTTAGGGTTAGGACAAAGTAAAGCATTTGTTTCGATGTCCAAGTCGAATTTTAGTTTTCTTTCCATTTTGGATTTTTATTTGATTTTAGTTATTACTTAATTTATTCAATGCACTAAACTTTTCAGCTATTGACATTTTTACTTCCGATTTCATTTCTACTTCTTCTTCGGATCTTTCTGCTAACATTTCTTCCATTTGGGTTCTTAGGTCAGCAATGATTTTCAAAAGGTTGTTAACTTGTTCTTCAAGTACAGGAGTAACGATAGCCAAAACTGCTTCAGCATCAGCCGTTACATCAACTGCCATTTCTTCTTCTTTAACAACTTCTTCAAGTTCTTCGGGCGCGGGTTGTTCGTCAATAGGTTCAGTTTCCGTAGTCACTTCTTCTTCGACAACACTATCCTCCATAGCCACTTCTTCTTTAGGTGCGTCCTTAATCTCGATAATCTCACCGCCTTTTACGACATAGATTTTACCTTCGATTAGGTGTTCCCCATCGGGTAGTTTGTTCATATTATATTTATTTATTTGATTACTTAGTTTAAGACCTAAAAAACCTTCGATTGAAAATCCGATTTGTTCGTTTTTTACTAATTCGTTGTAATACTCCTTATCCGTAATTTGAGCCGTTAACATTAACGTACCTTTAGGAACTTCAATTCCAAAAGTCGTAAACGATTTATCTTGTTTTGGGTTATCTACAATCCAAGATTCTAAAATAAATGCAGGAACTTGTTGACTTTGGTCGTGTTCTAAATTAAAGATGTCACGATTCTTTAAGTCTTGCATAAACTTAACGTGGATTTGTTCTATTGTTTCTGCCGTAAATTGAACGTAGTATTCTCCTGTTTCGTCATCACGTCTATAAATTTCCATTGGAATCATAGCAGGAGCAGTAACACGGTATTTTACATTGTCTGCGAACATTAATTTATTCGATTGATTAAATGCCATTCCTTTAACCTTTATAGCAGGGTTTGAAGTAAAAGCAATTTGCTCAATCCCTAAATCTTCGCCATCGGAATACTCGGGATCAATAGTGATTTTATAGATTGGTAAATCCTTTGTCATTACTCTATATTATATTTTATTTATATTTGTTCAAAAAATATAATTATGATTGAAGTACTCGGGCGAAATATTGCCAACAAAATGAATGAAATAACGATTGAAGAATTCGAAAAGATTTCTAACATTCACAATGATAAGGAACTCGATAACATCGAAAAACAAATTAAAGTTTTTGAAGTTGTAGGGGTTGAAGAAGACGAATGGGATGACTTTAATTACTTCGTAGAAAAGACAAAAGAATTCAACACGGACAATTACGAACCTAAAGACCCTATCGGTGAAATAGAAATAGACGGATTTACTTACAAAGCGGAATTAAAACTATCGGTAAAAGATACGAAGCTAATCGAAAAAATGATTACTAAAGAAAATAAACATTCCGTATCCGATATTATGGCTTTAATGTTTAAACGAACCGACCTAAGCAACACGGAACACTACGATTCAGCGCACTTAAAACACAAATCGAAACTATTTAGAACACAAGTAGCTGAAATAGCAATCCCATATTTGAATTATGTCACAACTACAATCTCTGACCACGCTAAAAAACAAGCTTCCGAAAGCGTGGAATCAAATAACGATTGAAACATTTATAGAACTAAAGACCCTATCGGATGAAGATGGGGTTTTTAACTATCAAATTGATGTACTTTGTACGTTGTTAGATTGCTACCCCGAAGATATTGAAGAACTTGCTATTGAAGAACTTGAAGAACTACTACTATCGGTTAAGTTTATACGGGATGAACCGCCAAAAAACTATAAATCGGAACTTGGCGAATATAAACTAAAGCCATTTAACAAAATAACGTTAGGTGAATTCATAAGTTTAGAAGCGTATTTCTCGGATAACTACCTTTTAAAGTTACTTAACATCGTTGCGATTCTTTACAGGCGAGTTCGTGTTAATGAATGGGGTGACGAAACATTAGAACCTTATAACTATCATTCAAGTGATAGGTTAGATTGGTTTTTAGATTTCAAAATAACTGACGTTTTTGGATTACTTCCTGAATATATAAAATTTCGTGAAGGTATAATCGACCAATATAAAAACCTAATGACCGAAAGTTATGAAGATGACTTCGAAATCGATTCTAATATGGATGCCGAAGATTTAAAAGCAGCCGAAGAAGAAAAGAAGCAGCAGAAATGGGCGTGGGAAACTTTAATTTGGCATTTATGCAATGAAGACTTAACTAAGTTTCACGCAGTTTGCGACCTTCCGTTAATACTTGTGTTTAATTTCTTGGGGATGAAAAAAGAATTGAACGTTTAATATTCCAATGCGCTCCAAAACTCACCGAATAACGGATTAAAGTCATAGATTACATTTTGTTTTTTACGTAACATTCCTGCAACTTGAACAAGGGGATATTTACTCGATAACCATTCAAGATATTGAGCGTACATTTCAGATATTATCCCTTCTTGTTCTAAACGTCTATTGAATTGTCTAACTAAATGATAAGGTTCTATTGATATTGTTCCGTTATTTAGAAACCCAAAGTAATAAGCCGCAAGTATTTCGATTCTTAAATTACCTTCAGTAGTGAATTTAGCATTAATACGGATTGATTCGTAAAGTGTTCCTGTATCTATTAACGCATCTTCTTTAATTACACGCTTTAGAACTTGGGCAGCTTTGTTCCGTATCTTATACTTTAGTTTAAATTCTTTATCGGGCATACGACTATATTATTTTTAATCTTCGTTTTGTTTAGGAACTTGACAATCCGTGTAATTATTAATTGAACAAGTTAAAGTCATCACCCACCCTGCCGCATAATCTAACAAGTCATTATTTAAAGGGGTCATAGTTGGAATTCCTACAATATCGAAATCGTAATCATCCGAGTTTAAAAACCAATTATATAAGTCGTTTAATATTAAATGGCAATCGCTTAAAATTACGTTTATATTCGCTCGGTCTTTTTGTATAATATCAAAGCAATAAATTTCTAAACTTATTTCGGTAGTAAACCCCATTTCGCTCGGAATAGCATCTACAGGGCAAATATAAACTAAAGGATATTTTTCGTCTTTTGTAGCGAAGTTTTCTAATTGCTCTCTAAAATCCGAACCAACTTTTTTAACTTGTAAATGGCTATCGTAAAAATCGATTATCTTATTTACTAAACTTATATAACTTATCATAGTGTTGCGTTTTGATTTATTTTAGCTATTTTATTTTGGGTCTTTGTTAGTTCGGTTTCACTAACTACGGCATTCACCGTTATTTCGGTTTGTTGAGATTGTGAACCGCCTACATTATTCATATCGTTACCTTGACCAAACAAATTAAATGAAGGTGTAGCCGTTCCCGTTGTAGAACTCGATGATGCTTCAGGAATCGAAGGTTGATTACCACCACCACCACCGCCCGTAGACGTGAATTGCGTAGATGCTATTTTAGCGATGTTAGCCGCAGACGTTGCAGCCGTTGCTACGAGTGCAGCGATTCCGCCCGGACTTGGAACACCCAAAATTGTTAAAGGTGATGCAGCCAAAGAAGCAGTAATTGCTTTTCCTGCGTCAATAATAGCGCCCGATAACTGCATCGCTTTATTAAACTTGAATTGTTTTTTAGCTAATTCTTCTTCTTCTTTACTTCCCTTTTTAACCTTCGCCATTTTAGCACCGAAAGCAATATCACCGACCGCTTGAATAGCTTTAGTAGAATCTTCAGCAAGTTTTAAAGCAGCATTTGCCGTGTCTAAAGCGGCTGCCCGTTTTTTGTTTTCAGCATCTAACGCATCCTTTGCTTGTTTGTCTGCATATTTCTTAGCGATGTCAGCAAGTTCTTTTTCTTGTTGTTCTTTTAACGCTTTAGTATCGTATCCGAATTGTTCGGCTTTTGCTATTAATTGAAAATACTTTGTATTTACTGCGTCAACTTCCCGACCTTGTTCGTTCATTACTAAAAGTCGATATTGCTCGTAGTAATCTTCTTCTGCTTGTTGTGCTGCCTCTTGGTTTGCTTTTACTAAATCATTTATCTTTTGTTGTTTAGCCTTTTCAGCGTCTATAACCGTTTGTTCTTGTTTCTTTAAGTCTACTTGTAATTGTTGGTTGTAAAGTTCAGCTAATCGAGTTTTTTCCGCTGCCGTTAATGCTTCGTTTTTTTGTAAATCTTGCATTTGTCTGACATACTTTTCATTTATCGTAGCTATTTCACGTTCGTTATCGTTTGCAATTAATGCGATTTCTAAATCCGCTATCGTTCGTTGTGCGTTTATCCTATCTTCAGCGAATTTCTTAGCCGCATCCGCTGCTTTTTTAGCCGCATCCGCATTCGCTTTAGCTATCTTTTCGTTATGTTGTTTTTGTTTGTCAAGTTCCTTTTGTTGTTCTTCGTCTTTTTTAACTGCATCTTCTGCGACAATTGCGTTACGTTCCCTTCTTTGTGATAAGATTGTATTTTTTTCTTCTTTAATTTGGTCTTTTAATTTCTTAATCGTCTTTTTGTCTGCATCTTCACCGAGTTTTTGTTGTGCATCTAACGCTTTTTCAGCTGCACTTAATCGTGACTTTGCTTCCGAACCAATTGCTTTACTTTTTGCTAACTCTAAATCTAAAGTTTCCTGTCCGTATATTTTAGCCATTCGGATTTCATAATCGAAATTACCGACAATCGTTTCTTGACGTGCTTTAGAACTTTCCATTATTTGTTCATTCGCTGCTAACATCTTTTCGGCATTTTCTTCAGCGGCAAAACTTGTTAATCCTAACCAATCCGTTAAGTCTTTAAAACCTTGAATCAAATCGTAAATAGGTTTCATTAAAAAGTCAATAATCTTTTTTAGAATTCCCATTTTATTAAGTAACAAAAGAATCGCTACTACTATAGCCGTGATAACTGCAACTAATAAAAAGATAGGATTAGCAAGTAACGAAATACCAAAAGCGATAAACTGCTTCATAGCTACCCCAACCGCTGACCCTAATTGTAAAACAACTTGTCCGAATCCTTTAAATTGAGCGGCAAAATCCGCAGGGTTAATTCCTTTCAATGCCGTAGTTAGTAGTTTCGCCTTTTCACCCGCTTCGGCAAAGTCTAACGACATTATAGAACTTTTAATAGATCCTAAACCGTTGCTAACTTGTTCGAATTTAGAACCCGAAGCAAAGATATTTACTTGCTCGTTTGCGTCTGCTAATTGGTCTTTTAATTCCCCTGCTCGTTGTGATAACTTGGCAACTTGTTCAGAATCCGTGGCACTTGCTATTTCGCCTTTTAGTTCACGCAATTCTTTTTTGATTGCGCCTATTCCCGTTATCTTTAATGGAACTTCTATTTCATTCATATCGTTATGGGTAAACTCTTATTTCTATTGTGTTATCGGTTAACATATTATCTTGACCTACATTTGTTAAATCATAAGTAAAAATATCTATGTCGTTTACTGAAGTAACTACTATTGCATTTTGATTATTTAATTTGCTATTACTTAAATTCAAATAAACTTTATCAGCGTTTGGAAAAGCACTATTTAAAGTTCCTCGATATACACCTACACCAATTCTCGCCCAAACAATATTACCTAACGTGTTTTCAAGAATTGTAACTACAGGGTCTAAAATTCCTGCTTGACTTATTGTAGCGATATACTTTAAATAAGTAGGTAACATTTCACTAACCGAACGTCCGTTAATTGTTTCAGTTACTCGTAAATTATTTGTCGTTAATCCGTCTTCGGTTACGCTTTGATTATCACCGATAACCATTCCACGTAAACCCGGAGCGACTACATTCCCATTACCAAAGATTTGAAAGTTACCGAAACTTAAATTGACATTTGATAAAACGTTGTTAAAGTTTATAACACCACCCGTAGCCAATGACGTAGTAGGGTCACCTACATAAATCGGTGCAGCTATCGGGAAGTTTACTAAATTAATTTCAGTGTCTACACTTATTAATTCGACTTTTGTTAGAACCTCATCGTTAGCGTTATAGTCAATAACTTTGTTTATATTCCACCAACTATTATCGATTCTTATTTTGTCGTTTAACTTTAGCGTTTGTATGTCTGCTTCGTTTAATAAGAATGAAGCGATTAACATTTTACCTACGTTAATTTGGTTAACCGTTCTTCGCCAATATAAATTATAAAGATTATTGTTTGTTAATACGCTCGTTTGGTAAAAGTAGTAATCGCAAACACCGAAGTTAATATCGAACGTTGGAGTTAACGCATCGTTGAAGTGACCCGTTTGCGGATAACTTGTTAATCCCGTTGTTCCTGTAGTTCCTTGCGTGTAAATGTTAAAAGCTTGGCACGTTTGTAATCCTGCATCGTATAATATTCTTACGTTCGTGTTTGCAGCTATTCCATTAATCATTGGTAAATACGCATCGAACAAAGTCTTTCCTACAGGGGTAGGCGAAAATAATAGTTCCTTTGTGTCCGTGTCTTTAACATACTCGTTATCGAAAGTGTATTCGATTTGTCCGTAAGTTTCTGCAGTTGCTTGTGTGTAAACTACGTTCGGTGAATCCGTATCGGGTTTATATGTAAGTTTTAATTTCTTCTTGCTTAAATCGGGTAAGAATATTAGTTCTTGTTCTATGTTCTTTGCAAGTTTTGTAGACCAATCTTTTTCCGCTCCCGAATCGTACCACTCATCCCGATGAACTAAAATAAGTTCGTTAGGTTGGTTCGTGTTTGGGTATGCGTAAAGATTATACATTTGAAATATCGCCTTAACGAAATCCGATTGTTTAATCTTTTGCGGTATAAATTGATTAACGACTTGAACCCCCGTTAATATCTGAATATTATTTGTTGGAACTATATCTACACCTAACGAAGTTAAATCCGCTTGAACGTTAACTTGTGCATCTGCAAGCGTTACCGTGTTTTGCCAAAAAGATGGAATTGTTACTCCTGCGATTACGTTTAAATTAACTACATTAATCCCTACATTAATCGTTATTACATCACCCGTGTTTATGTTTATTGGAATCGGGTAAGTCGTAGTTCCTGAAGCGCTTAATATTGTCGATGTTCCTACAGGGTAAACCGCTGCATTTGGAATAGTTACCGAATCAATACTACCTATCGAGTTTACTCCTACTCCATTTATAAATAATTTAAAAACTAAATTATATTTATAACTTCCTATCGCTAAACTAACGGGGTTTACTTCTAAGTTATCTAATAAGATATTAAAAGCATAATTAAAACTAAAATTATATGTTTGACCTTGTGCCGTATCCGTGTTAAATGGCGCAGTATATTCACCCGTTGCGGGATTAAAAATACTTTGAGCGTCAAGTGTTTCCGTCCACGTTGCTACGTTTTGAGTAAAGGATTGATTTAAACCTATATTCGGTTGTGTGTAAGTTGTCGTAAATGTAGTGTCCGCAGTTACCCTGTAATCCGTGTAATCGAAGTTATTTACATCGCCATTATAAGGGATCAATAACTTATCGAAGTGTGCAGCCGTTAAACTTGACCACGAATAAGTAAATCCACTATTTGAAAATATCCTATCAAAATAAGATTTAGCATAAATAGCAGGCTTGAACTGATTAATCGTATAATTCGGTGTGTCATTATACGGCATTACATATTTATAATGGTCTGCTTGTGTATGTGACCAACTATTCGTGATAGCCGAAACATTAAACGTATGGTCTAAATCGCTGAAGTCTAAATCGGTTAATTCTAAATTCGTTATAGCCGTGTAGAATTCCGCTTGTGAATCACGAATCAAAACTTCATATTCTAACCCTTGTTCATATGCATCCGTTAATTGAACTTTCTTCACATTAACCAACTGAAGTAACGCATCAGTAACGATAGGAATTCCATTTTGTAAAATAGAACATCTTGTTAACGTGTTTATGTTAAATGTTCCTTCGCTTATATTGACATCGTAATAGTTGTTTAAAAGTAGGTTATTGTTCTTCGTTCCGCTTAGTGTTATCGACTTCGAGAAAGTTCCCTTACGTTGAGTTAAATCACGTATGTCGCCTACTTGAAAATTCAAAGGTAGGTTAGTTCCTTCTTTGACATCTAAATAACCCGTTTCAATTTGTATCCTAACCATTTACGTTATCTTGATTTGCTAAACGAACTACTATTGAATGCTTAATTAAGTTCTTGTTTCTTTGTTGGAAAACTTCGTACCCCGTGTTTGTGACGATTACGGGTTGATATTCGGTTGATTCGGGAATTCTCAAAGGGCATCCGCTTTCGTCTTCGGGATATAACCAACTTTCCGTGTTCGTGTACGATGCTAACTTTAAATAAACTTGCGGTGATGTTATCAATTCTTCGAAGTATCGATTCATTTCTTCAGTCATCCAATTCGTATTTAATTCAATCGTCTTTTTAACGTTTATATTGAAAGTCTTAAACCCGTCTTCTAAAGTTGAATAACTCCATTGGTCGGGTGTTAAACTCGTATTTATGAACCCTGTAACATCTTTGTTATATTCATCCCGTGTAACTTCGCCACGTTCGTAATTCTTCAACTGAAAAGCGAATGAACTAAACGAACCTAACCTATCTAAAAACAAACAATGATATTCAGATATTTGAACCCGTGTATCTAATTCGATATTATATTTTTTACTCAATGGTGCTAAAGTTCCTAAATCGTTTGAGTAATAAAAAAAATAAGAAGTAGTATCCGTTTTTATCATTGGTAACGTTGCTGCACCTATCGGAGTCAATACTCCGTGATTGTTTGCACCTACAGGAATTTGATTTATCGTAACCGCTCCCGTGATTGATTTGTAAAATGATTCCCCGTTGCTATTTGTGAAAATTAAATAATCGGGTGTTCCCGTTGGATTTAACGCATTCAAATATATATCTTGACCTAACGTACTATAAAACGTAGTAGGTTGGTTTGTAAGAAGTCTTTTCGTGTTTGCAGTTAAACTGAAATCCGTATTATCATAAACAGGAAAATCTAACCATCTAAATACCCCGTTAAAAACAATTGCCTGATATAAAGAACCCGTGACATATGTTTTACGATTGTCTGCGTAAGTAATAGTTCCGTTTATCGTTGCATCCGTTACAAGTGACCACAAAGAATTTACTACGATATAAGAACCCGTTGCGCTTAGTACCGTGAACAAACCTTCTAAATATGGATTTGCTACCCCGTTGTCATCTTGGATAATATTTATTTGGTCACCCGCTACAAAGCTATTCGATACGTTTATTCTTACGTTACCTGAACTATCTACTAACGTGCTTGTGTAATTTACTTGTGTCGTATATTCTTCGCCTGTTTCTAAACGATATGTGTAATAAGAATTCGTTGCAGGGTAGAAACTTGTTGAAGTAGTGTCTAAATCAAACGTGACATAATTACTTAGCAACTTGGATAAATCTTGTTCACCATAACCCGTTCCGTATGTCGGCAAAAGTCTATATTCGGCAATGATGTTACTCGACCCATCTTTAACTTTGAAGACATATCTAAAGCCTTCATAGTTTTTTATGTTAGAATCTATAATCCATTTTACAGGATTATAAGCGGGTGTAATATCTTGCGGACGTGCTATTAAAGTTAGTGCCATTATACTTCGAATTGTTCAATCCATTTATCTACCATTGTCGGAATGTCATCGTCATCCC